ATGAAAAAATTAATCTTAGCGGTATTGTTACTTTTATCAATCGGTGTGATGACCGTCGTCGATTTGAACGTTATCCGGCAAGCCCCCTATCCGAGCTTGTCCCAAGAACAAATAAAATAAGGAGGCCCACACGTGAACCGGGCAATTTTAATCAGTCTCTGTTCGCTACTGCTTTTAGCCGGCTGCACCTCTAACGCTGAACCGAGTATCTCAACCAAACAGGCAAATTCAGTCGCAGCAGCTAATCGGGCAGAACAGACCAGTCGTGCCAATCAAGCTGCGGACGCCAGCGCCAAAAAGCAGTCGGGTGACCACTACCAGGCAACTGACGATCATATCACCAGCGCAACTAGCGCCGTGGCGGCCGTGGATCAGGTCCTTAACAAGCCTAAGCAGCAGACGTTTGGTGTCATTCCAACTGCGAATCAGGATGCACATGGGCATCACTATTATCAAGTCGATACCTATCAGAAAACGGCTAACGGTGGTCGCGGTCATTATTTGAATAGTTACTTTGTTTATTTAGATGGTAGTATTACAACCAAACAAGCGAATTAATTGGCTGCCAAGTTGTCACCCGTTAAAGCATTGCTGTTGAGGATGCTTTGATGGGTGACTTTTTATATTAATTTTCACATGCTTCTATCAGCTGACTTAATTAGCCCATTCAAGGCTCATTTCCACAAGCAACCGATACTGAGCAGAAAATAATTAGCAACTCGTTATGTAATTGGCTGGCATAACTAAGATAAATGGCATAAATATAGAAAAAGGTTTATTTTTTCGTCACTTTTCGCTATAATGAATATTGTTGTTAACGCAACTGCCCCAGTGGCGGAACTGGCAGACGCGCAGCGTTCAGGTCGCTGTATTGGAAACAATGTACAGGTTCGAATCCTGCCTGGGGCATAATTTGGTAAACTAGATGAAGCTTGAATCCTGTTAAACGTTGATTTAACGGCATTCAAGCTTTTTTCATTTGTACTAAAAAGCACTACTAATTTCAAAAATTTGTCTTTATTTGTCTTTAAGACATAAATGTATACTTTTGAATATTAGTTATAAAAAAATCCCCCACGCCGAAACGCAGGGGATTAGCAAATTCAATATTTAATTATACTACTTTTCGCCTGCTTGTGAGGCGGATTCTGACGCCGTTTCAGTGTCAGATGATGCAGAACTATTCACTGCAGCAACTGTGGACGTTGGTGTTTGAACTTCGTCAGCAACCTTATTAGCCGTCGCTTCAACTTGGCTTTCCTCGTCACTTTTAACTGTTGGTGCTGTCACTGTTTGAACGTCAGTAATAACGCCCAGCATACCAAGGATGGTTAGAACCGTGTTAACAACGGCTACAATACTCGTCCAGTCACCAGTAAACTTAATGCCAAACATGGCAAAGACTTGTTGAATCAAAACGATTAGCAAGGAAACGATCCCAGCGATCAATTTACCATTCAAGCTTCCGTCAGCATTCTTAAAACTAATTTTTTTCATTTTTTTCAGCTTCCCTTTCATATAAGTGCTTAAATTCAATATCATGGCCATCAAGTCGCCCCTCAGCCTTAATAATCCTATCTTCAAGACCGTCAATCTGTTCGGCACTTTGTTGTCTGAACTTCATACTCTCGTCAGTGAATTTGTCGATCCGAGTGCTCACATGATTAAGTGGGTCCTTGACAGTTTTGTTTAAAATCCAATTAGCTAAAAAGCAGATACTTGTTATGATCGCCACAACCGAACCCCATTCGTCCCAACCTAAACCGAGAAAAATGTGCATATTACCACACCACCAATCGCTGGCCAGGATAGATAGTGGTGTAAATCGTCTTGCCGTTCTGACTAGCTAATGTAGTCATACTTAGGCCGTTTCGCTGAGCGATTGACCACCAGCTGTCGCCAGCTTTAACGGTGTAATAAGTGTGACCATTTACTTGGTTCACGACGCGCTTACCATAGCTAGCGCCACCATTTACACCTAGTGCAATGTAACCATAGCGACCGTTAGACCGTAGATATCTTGCCCAGACATAATCTGACTTAATAATTACTTGATTATACTGAACACTTTCACCACTAAAATAGGTAGCTACCTTAGCATACCCAGTTCCTGCCCCAGAACGCACATTTAAAGTTGTGTTAGGGTAGAAAATCCCTTTTTGAGCATAAGTTTGAGTCACAACGGTATTTTTTAGGTGTGGGCCTCGTTTTGTCTTATTAGTAGCTTTAACGTTAGTGGCGTTTTTACCTTTATTAGCAGTCTTATTCTGCTGTTTGACTGCGGCCTTATTGGTTGCCTTAACTTTTGATTTTTGGTCCGCCGTGTAATAGTTGCTATTGAGCTGGCTAACGTCAAAGCCACCATAGCTGATCCGGAACTTTGCAGTTGAGGACCATTGCCAAGCATGGTTATTAGCATACCAGTTCTTACCAGCTGGAACATACGGGTAAGCCGCGATCCAGCCAGTTTTAGATTTGACAGTCATCTTATTGTTGGCCCATGATCCTGAGGTATAAATATCAGATCGATAGCCAAATTTTTCAATCTCTTTCATAAAAGCAGCGTTGTTACGGTCGTTATTTGTTTTTGACTGATTATTTTGTTCTTCAGCTTCGACATCAGTTGCCAATACTGCGCCCACCGGTAGCCCTGCTGCTTTGGCTGTCCGACCGGCAAAATCCGCCTCAGCAATCGCTTGAGCTTTAGTGGCGTATCGTGCGAAATGATAGCCATTGATATATAACCCCGCAGCTTGAACATTGGCAATATTGCTTGCGGCATAGGGATCCTTATACGTACCACCTTCACTAATCTTGACAGTGACAGCCTTCACACCAAACTCGTTACGCATGGAAACGTACTCAGCAGTACTCATGTAGCCGTTGTTATTCGACACATCGACCATATCCATGCGAGCAGCCTGACTGTTTAAATTGACTATTAAAAAGGCCATAAAAATGGCGCCCACCATTAAGATGAGTGCCTTAAACTTGTACTTATTCAATTGTCTGCCTCCTGATTAAATTGTTGTAGTCATTGCTTTAGTCCACGTAACACTTCCATCTTGAATATGTGCGATATATAAACTTGTACCAGTATCAGTTGCGTTAGGGTTAAAATATCCAAAGCCAAATCCTTGTAATTGGTATGCAATACCTCTAATTGACCCGTTGGCAGGATTATTTTTAGCGCCTAGGGCACAATAAACCGTAGCAAATCCATTGACATTAGATAATAAAGCTTGGTTTAAATCTTCGGTTTCTGCCACCCTAACCAAAACATCGCCACTATCACTTGTAATTTTAGTTTTCTGAAAGTTAGTAGTGTCAGTTGTTCCCGGTAGTGCGTTAGCCGCAATATCTTTAAATTTATTGACAAAGTCATCAAAAGTAATTGTTGTAATCGTGGTGCCGTTGGCACTTTGAATATTATTGGTAATGGTAAACCCGGTTGACCCATCACTAGGGTAGATTGACGTCCCAGTACTATCAACCACCCACACTTCAATGGCATAGCTACCAGCTGGTAAACTAGTCATCAAGTCAGCATTAAAGGTAACGGTAACTTGACCAGTCGTTGGGTCCGTTAAACTAGCTGGGTCAACTGTGGCCGATTTAAGATAGCCACTAGCATTGCCCAATTTAACGGTAATTGAAGTGGCATTAGTTAAGTCAGTTTCCACATTATCATTGCCGCACACTAGTGTGAAGCTAGTAGTGGTATCACCGATTTTAACCGTCTGTGGTGAAGTATCAGTAAAACTAAGCGTTTTCGCCATCTTTAGGTGCCTCCTTTTCAGCCAACTTGGCATTAAGCTGGTCAATTTGAACTTGTGCCATCGCTAATTGCTGGTCTTTAATGGCAATCTCTTGGGCATAGTTACTCGTCAGCTTGTTGATTAAAGCCTGTGCATCAATATTCATAATTTAAGCCTCCTTTGTAGTTGTGGTAACTGGTTTTAAAGCGGTCAGACTGTCAATCAGCGTGTTCAACACCTTCAATTTAACCCTATCTGCTCCTCCAGCACCGCCGGCGATAGCGGTGTTAAAGTCATCCATGGTAATACTTACTTGTGCGTTAATACCCAGCGTGTTGATTTGAATACTAATTGTCATGATATCGTTTGTGTAATCTGGCTTATAATTTGTAACTAAAATTTTATCCATTTAATTTGGCCTCCAATTTGTTTAATCTGGCTTCTAATTCCATGTTGTGACCATTTAATTGGTCAATTTCTTTCTGTTGTTCCTGTACCGTAGCTAGGGTGGCATTTAATAGCACACTGTCATCCACCCCACATAGCTTGCCATCTTCATTACGGCTGATAAATACGTCTGGCAATTGCCACTGCTTGGTGTCATTCACATCATCAACGATTGAAGACAGCCTTAAGTGGCTGGCATTATCGTCAGTTTTGTACTGGTAGGTTGCCAAGTCAATTGAGTTAACCAGCTGTGCCCAATAGGCCGTATCAGCCTTTTGCACGTCCCGCTTAACACTTAATAAGGACGATTTAACTAAACTATCATAGTGAACTTCACCAGCATAAATATTAACAGCACCGCCTCTACCCTTGGCAAAGTGAATATCACCACCATCAGCACTAGTAAACGTATGGCCGGTATTAATTTGGAAGTTACCAATATCTAGCTCACGGTTAAAAACAATATTATAAGCACTTGCACTATCAATACCGAATCTGGCAGCGGGACCACCACCAGTATTATCAGTTCCTGCAACCGAAATTTGCCAATATTTTGAGGCACTCTTAGCTATAAGATTTCCGTAAGGATTCATATACATGCCTACCTTTGTAGAATCATCACTTAAATGGCCACCGAAATCAATGTTCGCGTTAGAACCGTGTAGATATAGTCCAGCTTTCGTCGTGAGCGATATATAGGCGGCTTCTGTTTCAGCGGCACTAAAGGTAGTGTCTTTAGTAGTGGTTGTCCCACTATCAAGTGTAATTCCTTGTCCATCAATAGCAACATTGTCATATAAATAGGTCCCGTTGCCGATCATTGAGCGATATTTATAGCTAATCGCCCCAGATTCAACGCTTGATTGCAGTCCAACCGCACTGTCAAAGTACGTTGACTTATACGCCCCGTCTGGCGTAATAGTCATTGGATAATATTTAGCGGTGTTATTGGCATTACTAATAATGTCACCAGCATTGAACGTTGTCCCATTAATGGTTGAACCATTAATAGTACCAGCTGTTAGTTCCTTACCCATTAACGTCCCCGTGATGTTAGCACTAGGAATAATAACAGGGTTCTTGGTATCAAAATAGATAGTCTTACCAGATAATGTCAGTTGACCACTAGATGAAATTAGGGTGTTACCAGCTTGGATATTAATCTGGTCAATCAAATCCCCCTTGGTAACTCTAAGGTTAATATCCTTAGCTGTCTGTGTTTTGTAGGTTGAGAAGTCGCCATTATTAACCTTGCTGGCAATTGTATCAGCTGTCTGTGACTTATAAGTGTTAAAGTCTTTAGATTCAACCTTGCTAGATATTGCTTTAGCGGTTGTAGCTTGGTAGGCTGAGAAGCCCTTAGTAGCTACCTTTTGAGAAATTAAGTTAGCGGTTTGTTCCTTGTAGGTTGAGAAGTCCTTATTGGCTACCTTTTCAGCAATCAAGTTAGCAGTTTGTGTCTTGTAACTTGAGAAATCACCACTATTAACTTTCTGCTCTATCTCACCGCTTAACTGCGTTATTTGAGACTGCGTAGCTTGGTCTTCCGGCGCTGGCGACCAATCCACAAAGTTACTGCCAATACTCAATGTCACATTTTCGATAATAAATGGATTATCAGCTGTATTAGTATCTTGAAATCTGATAAATAAATTATTAGTCGTATATGTTGAATCAGCAATTGAATAGGTTAATTTGTACTTTCGTAATTTGGTTGTACCAGCTGGATAGCTGATTGGCCCACTGTACCAAGGTGAAGCCCCAAAATAGACATTAGAATTAAACTCTGTTGATAATGCATTTTGAACATGCATAGTGAAACTAACCTTAATATTATTAGCTATCAATCTATCGGGGTTTTTCCAGAAGTCGTCAGATAAATACATCCGATAATCATAATTGGCCTGTCCGGTTGGCGTAATTGTTATCAATTTTGAATTTAACAGGTAGTTCCGGCCACCTCCTAAGTTATCAAAATCAATATTTGAAACCTTACTTAAAATCGCCTTATCAGTCTGTGTCTTATAAGTGTTAAAATCACCAGAAGAAACTTTTGAGGAAATGTCCTTAGCTGTTTGTTCCTTATAAGTTGAGAAATCTCCATTATCAACTTTTGAACCAATCAATCTAGCTGTTTGTTCCTTATAAGTTGAAAAGTTACCATTGCTAACTTTCGAGCCAATTAATTCATTGGTTTGTGTCTTATAAGTTGAAAATTCGTCAGACGACACTTTTGAGGCAATATCTTTATCGGTCTGTGTCTTGTCAGATGTGTACTTTGCACTAGAAACTTTGTCATTAATCAAGTTAGCGGTTTGTGACTTATAAGTGTTAAAGTCTTTAGATTCAACCTTACTCTCAATCGCCTTAGCAGTTGTAGCTTGGTAGGCTGAGAAGTCCTTAGTAGCTACTTTACTGGAAATCAAGTCAGCAGTAGTTTGTTGGTATGCTGAGAAAGCACCATTAGTAACTAGTTGTCCTATCTGACTAGCAGTTTGTTCTTTGTAACTAGCATAGTCTGAGTTAGCAATCTTTGTAGCTAGTCCATTTTCTAGTTCAGCAATCGTTAACTTGGAACCATCTTTTAGGTCTGTTACTGCTTGACTAGTTACTTTGCCATTATCTATTGCTGTAGTCGCTTTACTAAAGGCATCGTCAGCTTTGCTTTGAGCCTTAGCAGTGGCTGTAGACTGTACAGCTATTTCTTTGCTAGCTTTATCACCAACTGCTTGAGCTTGGTTAAAGGCATCGTCAGCTTTGCTTTGAGCCTTAGCGGTAGCTGTAGACTGGACTAATATTTCTGCACTAGCTTGACTACCAACTGCTTGTGCTTTGCTAAACGCACTATCAGCTGTTTCTTGAGCCTTAGCAGTAGCTGTAGACTGGACTGCTATTTCTGAGTTAGCGTATTTGTAACTGCTATCTGCGGCTGATTTAGCAGCATTAGCTTTTGACTGAGCGATTAAAGCGGCACTATCAGCCTTGCTTGCCAGACTAGCCGCATTATCAGCTGTATTTTGAGCCTTGATAATCTTAATGCCATCATCGGTTAAGATGACCTGAGTTGCGTTAGATTCAGCCATTTAATTCACCTCCCTTCTAATCGTCCGTGTTATCATTTTCACTGATTGTCCCTTTATCAATCGCACTAGCCGCTGGACGTTTCGTAATAGGTATTGTGTACACCTTTTCCTTTTCAGTTGAATAGGGGTCAATTTCTAATACCCGCGTGTTGAAGGTCACTAACAAGTAGGCCTGTGTGCCTTGGTAAAAGACGTTGACAGTTTCAACTTCACGACTTTCATCGGTCAGGTTGGGCATTACCATATCATTGTCAAAGTAAGCTTCAAACTCGGCACCTTTATGCACGACATTTAAAGCCCATACTTTATGGGGGTCGTTAGTAGTCTCAGCTTCACCACCACCGGCTGCAAAGTAAAAGTAAGGGAAGTCTAAGCATTCCGATTGGTAAGTATTCTTATTAAAATCAATCCCATAATCCGTGATATTAAAGTTGTATAGCACGTTGTAATTTCCGGCTAGCAGGTCACTAGCTTTGAGAATGTCGGTACTACCATCAGAGTAGCCGATTGAGACCATATCATGTTGACGGTCATAGTTAATGCGGCCATACCCTTTAAGGGGCATAATCTGTTGAACTCGTTTATCGGTAGGCTGTAACGTTACCCCAGCTACATATGGGAACCGTACGAGAATATAGTTATGGTCATTCTTTAAGCTCACAATGTTCCAGATATAGACCGTGTTATTAACTTCCTGTACTCCAAATGTCCCACCATGTTGCCCATGAATTTGTAGCATCACTGATTGCACAGCAAACTTGCTATCCTGTAAAGCAAACATGGTATCACTAGACCCACTGTCATCACGAGCACGACTAGTTAGGTACTGCCCATTGCTTAATCGTGCCATGTATTGAGTAGCTGAGTGGGCACCATTATCATCAGGTCCATAGACACCTAAATAGCTAATCCCAGTGGGGTCTAGCTTAATTTCAGGGTCATCTTGGATATAATCGGATTCAATCGTGCCGTGCAAGGTACCAACAGCATCACTATCCGCATTAATTAGGTAGCCCGTTTGTTGGTAGCTGGTGTCAACCGTGCCATCAGTGTTATAACGGTGCCAGATAAAGCCCTTGCTGTCAATATACGATGAAATATTGGTGCTACCTTCCCAAGCCTGTAAAATCAACCGCTTAGTCTGGGTGGTATCAGTGAAATTGTTACCGTCAGGGGTTAAAGCGACTGGTTTAATTGAACTAGCGTCCTTCTTAGCTTCATCAACCGCCTTACTGAGCGCATTTTGATATTGTTCCATCCATGCTGGGGTGGCGGCTTGAACAGTTGTATACTCGCCAAAGCCAACCGTGTTGCCATAAGGGTTAGCAAAGCTGATCGTCCGTTGAATAACCCGGCCACTAGCGTCTAATACCGGTTCGATTAACTCATCTTTAAACCTAATCGTGGCGCCTAATGGTGGATTAAAGTTAGGCGTTACATTCACCTCATAGTACGTTCTAGGGTGATTGTATAGCTTGAGCATATCCTGAGCCCATGACTTTAAACCGGCTGAGTTACTAATCTGATTAGCAGTAACAATGGCTTCATAGTACAGGCCGGCTTGCCAATCAGGGTTATATTTCTGATTAGCCTCATCATCAACGATATAGGGCTTGCCATCATTGACCACTGCAATCGTGCTACCATTAGCCCCATATGGGATTAACTTAGTCACAGGTGTTGATACCGTTGTCCGTTTAATGCTAGTCATGTTTTTACCAAATACGGCCTCGTTATAGACCACGTCAGCATTAAGTTGGTCGGTAATGACACACACCTTTTTCGTGATATTCCCTTGTGAGTCAATCTCAACATATGGGTCAATTTCAACGTTATAGGCCTGAATTAGTGTCTGTACTAATGTACTAGCTTTAGTCTTACCGTCAATGGTAATAGATGGTGTCATTACATTAGTGGTCTGATAGTCTAGCGTCCAACCAGTCGCATTAAAACACTCATTAAAGGCTGTCTGAATTGTGCTGGCACTAGCGGTAGTAGCAATAGGATAATGATGAGCTAAACTGTACAAGCATAAATTGGTAAAGTTAGCCGTTGTGACGTGTTTAACAGCAGCGGTATTGTTCTCTTCCACGCTGTATATACGCATGACATACCAATGACCCGATAGCTCGTCATAATAGGCTAAGTTGTTACCAGCCACCACTTTATCTGAATCTGGCTGGCCTTGAAGCACGTCTAGTTGGCCTTGATGATCAAACTTCTTAGACTGGGCATTTAGATTAATCGTGCCATCAAACGTGTCATTAGTCCCCACATTGACGTCATCATCATAGCTAGTGCTAGTTGTGTCTGAGTCGGCTAGTTGAATCTTAACGCTGTCATTAGAGAACTTAGTGGCACCATCCACGGTCAGGGTACCAATTCGCTTTAAATTTGAATCTAGGATTAAATACTGGTTATTTAAAGCCATCTGTTAACCTCCTTATTTTAGTTATGTAAAAAGGCCACCCTTAATTGGGAAGCCTTTAAAGCGTTGTTATAGTAATCTGGGTAGATATTTAAGCGTTATTTGTGCGTCATCTAAGTCACCAATCATAGTCAGACTATTAACTCCCGGACTAAGCTTGGGATAATCAGTTGACCAGATTGGACTAGCTAGCTTACCGCCAACCGTGGTGCTATCAGTCTCACAATTTAGAACAATCTCTTGACTGGCACTAGCAATATACTTAGGCTTGTCTTGAGCCACATCATTAACTTGGTAAATGTCTAGGTGGGTGATTGATAGATAAGGACTTTCATAGGCCACCTTTTGGTCATCCTCAGTAATTGAATGCTTGAAGAATACTCCGCCAATACCACCTAAAGCCGATTGATAATTTGAATTACGATCAACAAACGTGCCGTGTACAATTAAAAATCGTTTAGGGTCTTTACATGGTTGACCATTATGACTGCCACTAGTGTAGTATTGCGTGATTGACCAGCTAAACACCTTGCCGTTTTTGATTAAGTCGAGTTCTAGCCAACTAGTGCTTAGCGCTGACTTTTCTTCTTTGTTGACCACCGTTGTATACTTATCAACTTTACGCTTAATTGTCCTAGTGGTTACTTTGCCATGCTTGTGGCGTGACCGTTTAACCACTGTCTTGGTCGTGGTGCCCGTTTTAATTTTAATCTTCTGGTCACGGCCATTGCTAGAACTACCAGATGGGCCTTTGCCATTGTAGAACGTCTCATGTTTACCATCGCCACCGGCAAACGTGCCACCCGGCTTAGTGATTTGTAAGTAACACGTTGGTGTACCACCGGAATTAGTATCAGCTAGACCAAAGCGGCCAATTGTTGCCCCATTCGGGTCTAATAACAGAACTTCCACGCGCCCCATTGCACGCCCATTATGAGTACCTGAGTGCTTAATATGGTGGATTCTAGTTTTAACTCGATAATTGGTTAAACTGTTAGTCATACCGGTAAAGCGAACAGCGGGACCATACCAGTCTGGCTGATGGCTACCATACTGTTTAACCCCATTAGCTAGTTTGACCATTAACACTTGGGTATCTCGATTACTATCAGCTTCACCTTGATAAATGTACTTGCCGGCGGTCTTCATCTGAGCAATCGCATTGGCATCACTAGTCCACTCAGCCATGGTATTTAATACGTCACTGTTCACAACTTGTGTGTAAGGCTGCACTGCCACCGCTTGATCCTCGTCACTATCTGGCCCTAGTCCATATTCTCCGCCGTTTAAAGTAAAGCCAATGTGCTTTAAATCCCGCTTGGGCACAACTTGAATAACTGGTTCTGTTCTAGCGGTACCATCAACAGTGATTGTATTTAAGCCGTTTTTTAAGGGTGTTTCAACCTGTGGTAAGGTTGCCCGTGGGTCCGACTGCACAAAGGTAATGGTTAGCGTCATGTCATACATACCCGGGTTAATCGGGGCTGGGTCACTAATCGCGGTAATATGCCCCCAATAAGTCACCTTGGGTTCAAAGCCAAATACTAGTGGGTACTCTTTACCATTATCACTAGGGTCATCACTTAACAATAACCCGCTTAAATTGTGCATAATCTGATTAAATCTGTCTTGATTATCAGCACAGTAGATTGATACTGGAATGCTAATCGTCCGGCTTGTAAAGTTAGTGCCATTAAATTGGTTACCATACATGGCCGGTATATCAGTCACTTGTTCAGCCATGGCCGGTGCACTAGGTAATACCACGTTACCCATCTCAACCTGTAAATCGTTCCGGCTATTTAAACCAGCATATTCAAAATCATCTCGTTGTAAGGTCACGATTTAACCTCCTTTTTAAATTTAACTATGTAAAAAGGGTGCCCAATTGAGGACAACCCTTTAATTGACTGGGATATTAGTACCCCATCATTTGTGAGTATTGTGAAGCTGTCTTATTGTCAGATTTAACCGCATTAACCACGTCAGATTTAGCAATGACTGCTTGAACACTGCCCATGTTGCCTAGAATGGCGGACATTAAGCTGATTAGTTTATCAAGTTTCTCATTACTTTCACTGTTAGTAGACGCAGCCTGACTACCATTGCTTCCATTTACGACTTGACTAGCCTGTGCGATTAACTGGTTAGCTCGTGATTTATTGGTCAATGGCAGCACCATTTCAGGCTTGTTATGTTCAGCAATTCTGATTATTTGATCTTTATCAACTAATCCTCCATTTTCCATGCCTTTAATATAACGGAATACAGCAGAGGCATTGCTCAAACGAGCACCACCAGAAGCGTCCATGTTACCACCAGACTCCCAAGTTGCAAAGAACTTTTGAGCCGCGGCAGTAGGATTTGTCATTCTCAATACAGCCTTTAACATTCCATTTGTGCCAGGTTCATTCAAGGCGTAGCCAATTTGACCAGCGGCAGAGTTCCATGCGTAACCATGTCTTCTCAACCAATTCCTTAATCCAGTTTCACGAGTGAACGTCCATTGCCCTAAGCCAGTACCGTGGTCACTAGCATTGACAGCGGAAGGGCTCAAGTTCGATTCTTGAATCCAGTTACCTAGAATACCAGCAATACCACCATTATTAGAAGCTGGGTAGCCTTGTTTGAATGCCTTAGCTAATGCACGAGCACGCGAAGCAACACTACCTGATAGCTTAACATTACCAATGGATCCTCCAAAATCACTTAACTTATCTGCCAAACTTTTGGCAAAGTCCTTAACCTTGTCAACCGTTGCATCTTTGACGGCAGTTGCACCTTTAAGCGTCCAGCTGTCATTAAATCCTGGCCACTTGATTTTTCCCAAAATGTTTTTTTCAACCCACTTGACTGGTGCTGAAATCATATTGGAAATTTTATCTAGCGCTGCTTCACCAATATCAATAGTTGATTTAGCGAGCTTTTCAGCTTCTCCTAAAAAGCCGGTTGCATATCCGGGAAGCGTCTGACCTTTCCCGTAAGACCCCGATAAAACTTGTTTAGTTTTGTCAGCTGGCAAAATTATTTCGCTTCTGGAAACCTTAGTTATTTCAGGCCCATTTTCACCCAAAATTCTTGCTGTACCACTATATGGCTCGTAAGCTAACTCGGCACCAGCTTCACCAACCAATGCCACCCCATTACGGACTCTACCACCTATGGCGTTGGCTTCAATCCGATGGCCCATGTCACCAGATTTAGCCCTAGCTCTTCTACTTGATGAATGTGATGACCCATGTCCAGAACCGCTACTACTACTCTTAGCGCCAAATAGTGATAATAAAGAATTAAACCCTGACTTAATGCCACCCCATATCTCGCTCAACGACCCGCCAAGAGTTGACCACTTTGACTTAACGTGCCCTGTTTCTTTATCAACGTAATAGCCATGGTCTTTCATCTGTTTAGAGGCTTGCTTGGTCACGTTAGTATACTGTTGCTTAGCATGACTTGTTGTATCATCTCGTTGATTCTTAGCCTGTTTAACGGTGTCTTTGTACTGTGTGGTAGCATTAGCTACAATTCTGTCCATTTGTTTCTTAGAAATGCTGTGGTTCTGGTAATACTCTGTTTGTGCGGCCGCTACGGTAGATTTGTACTTCTTGGTGGCCGCATTTTTCGCACCTTTATAAGTTTTATCGGCATGTTTAACCACGCCCTTATAAGTACGATATGCTTCATTAACCAGCTTATCAGCTTGTTTTTCGCTGATTTTTCCAGAAGATTTAGCTAGGGAACTTAAAATAGATTTTTGCTTACTACTACCATTCTGTATTACCAAATCCGTCTTAGTTTGGGCTTTTGACAGTAACTTCAGTCGACGCTTGTAAGCCGCGTTAGAATCAGCGGTTAAAGCGTCTTGATGACGTTTGTTTTCACCTTTAATGGCAGAATCTTTTTCTTTTTCTTGACTCTCAATTTTTTTGCCATAAATCTTATTGATTTTAGCAATACCAGATTGACCTGATAAATACTGTCCTTTGTACTTAACATAATATCCTTGAGTGAGCCTGTTTATATCTCTGTTTCGAGTATTCTCTAATTTAGTAATGGTTGAACCATACTGTTTGTTTATGCCGGCCATAGCCTTGTTGTGCATAGTGTTTTCTTGCTTAGCTGACTTATAATATTGTTTGTCAACATTCTCTAACTTAGACACACTACTTTTAGCACTTTTAATTCGGCCATCATAGTAACTCTTCTCATTCGCTAAAGCTGTTCTGGCATCCTGCTTTGACATCAAGCCTGACTTAACCCAAGCTTGTAGTGTTTTTTTGGACTTGCTTTCATTACTCTTAGCATAGTTGACCACTGTGTCAGTAATTGCCTTGTATCCGGATTTACTGTCTTTCATAGCCTTACTAAGACTTTTGTTGTCAACTGAAAATTCAAGCTTGCCAAAGTTTAAATTAGTCTTTTTGAATGCTGATTTAAGCTTTTTAGCGGCACTTTCGCCAGCTTTAAATGCCGACTCTGGCAAACTACTTAAACTCTTTTTTACACTTTTAATAATAGAACTAGAGTTGTCGGTAATGCCATCGGATTTAGCGGCTTTTTGAAATTCACTGACACTAGTCATATTTGAATTGGAACGTACCTTAGAATTCTCATATTGATGCTTAGTTGCACTAATTGACGTTCTCACCGTACCAAGCAAAGCATATTCAGTTCCTTTTTGGGCCGTGTAATCCTTCCGCACATTTGATACAAGATTATGAGTAGCTTTAACGGCTTTTTGTACAGTTTTAGAACTAGAAATCTGTTCAGCAATTGCACTGCCGATAATCGCACCCTCGGGTCCGCCCAAAACTGCGCCAATCCCTGCACCAATTAGAGCACCTGTGGCCTTTGATTCTAGCGAGATTTTGTTTTTAGCGCTTGGTTTCTTTAAAGTTTTGGCGACACTAGAAGCTAAGTCCCACCCTTCAATGGCTGCACTTGCGACAGTACCTGCTCGACTAACAATAAAACCTAAACCACTAAACGCCTTCCTAAAGCCACCCTTAAACTTGCCGACAATATTTGACCAACGAGAAGTTTCACCGGCGGCTTTTTCAGTTTCCTTTTCGACATTTTTAATGCCTGTTAAGTCCCATCTATTACCATTACTTGCAACGTCGTTGGCAATATTTGAATAGCTAGACTTTGAAGCAGATTTAGTATGCCGGGACATTCGGGTCTCGCCAGTTGAAACTTCAGTGCCGCTTTCTAACTCATTATTAGTTTTCAATACATCATTCTGGGCACTAATGGCAGCCGTCTCAGCCTCAACAGTTTTCACAATCGATTGGCTTTTGACAGTGTCATTAACCAAGCCAAAATTAGCCCGCATTTCTTTGATTAGCTTGATAAACTTGTTTACTTTGGCTAATGCCCAGACGCCACCTAAAGCTACTCCAAAGGCTGTTACAGTTTTAGTATGGTTACCCATAAATTCAACAACTTTAAGCATGCCGTTAAGCAAGTCTTTGACGCCATTAATCAATAAAGCTAAACCTTTTTGCGTCCCCTTGTCGTTAAATGCCTTGGTCATGTCATTAGCAGCCTCAGTCATAGTCGGTAATAACTTGGCTCCCATCATGATCTCTAATGCTTCAGCAGCTTCTTTAAAGCGTTTGACATTCATTTGCGCCGTACTGCTGTTCTTATTGGCTAGTTTTTGGACATAGTCGCCCTCCTTGCCAGCCTTAGTTACTTGATTGGTTAATGACGCAAGCTCCTTATTATTAACAGCCAATATTTGTGCGGCTTGCATACCCGTAGCACCAAAAATTGCTTTAAATACGGCAGCTTTTTCAGCGCCACCTAAGTTCTTGGTATGCTTTTCCATAATTGCCATAATATCTGACATGGATTTAAAATCGCCGTTAGATTTTTGAAACACTTTGGTTGAAGTAATGCCAATTTTTTTAAGTGCCCCAGTGGCTGCATCGCTAGGATCAGCCAAGCTATTAATCGTTTTACGTAGCCCTGTACCAGCTTTATCTGCTTCAAGGCCGTGGTTAGAGAGTTCACCTAAAGCTGCACTAGTTTCCTCAACACTAAAACCGGCATTATTAGCCGAATCTCCGACGTATTCCATACCTTTGCCCAAGCTATGAAAATCAGTTGCTGTAACATCAGCCGAGTATGCTAAATCATTTACAACACGCTTAGTGGACGCCATCATTTTGGCAGTATTGTTAGTTTTCATACCAAATGCTTCAAGCACTTGACTCGAAACTTTAACAACATCTTGGAAATCATCGCCAGACGCTACACTGGCTTGCAGCTCAGTTTTCATCACTGCTAGCGATTCTTTAGCCGTGTGCCCACGTTTGATTAAATCTTGATATTGCTCAGCGATTTCTTTTTGAGAAAGCCCATACTTAACTGAATATTTTTGCCCATCTTTTTGCATTTCAGTAACGGCCTTGATTGCAGACTTGGCCGAATCGCCACTGGTCACTAACAAATTTTGGTTTTGCTTGTAAATATTTTGTAAAGTAGAAGCTTTTTTAGCACCAGCAACACTAGCCGCCGTTACTCCAGCAACGCCAACACTTGCAGCAGTCGCTACTGATTTAAAACCACTTGCAACAGTCCTGAACTTATCTTTAACAAGTGCAGCTTTGTCTGACAGTTTGGCCATCTTGTCACTCATCGTGCCATACTTTACTGTTAGTGAAGCAACCTCTGATTTTTGTTTGGCCATAGCTGTGGTTGTTTCTTCCACTCTGACTTTTTGCTTGGCGTATTTTTCAGATGTTAAGCCACTCTCACTGGCCACTTTGGTCAATTCATCTTTTTGCAGCTTAAGCTGAGCATATAAATTGGCGTAACTTTGCTTCAAGCCAGCTAGCTTAGCTTTGCCCGCTTCGGCCTGTTTGCCCTCGGCTTCTAGGCGTTCAGTGTACGCTTTACTAGCACTAACATTTTGCTTGTAGCCTTTTTGCAAGTCAGCCAAACCACTTGTGTAGTAAGTAGAAGAGCTTTTCGCACGCTTTAATTGCCCCTCATAGTTGCCTAACTGTTTAGTGGCACTAGCGATTTGATTTTCAAGCTTAAAATAAGCTTCTTGGCCCTCTTTTGTAGACTTGTCAATGTCCTGTTGGCGGGCTTTTAATTCGCCTAATTTTCCTTTTTGTAAATCAATAGACTTAGTTAGCCCTTCAACTTTAGCTTTGGCAGCTTCTTGATAATCCCCAGCCGATTTTAACTGAACCTCACTAGCTTTCCAAGCGTTCATAGAAGCTTTGACAGCATCAGTCAGAGCCTTGTAGCTTTTTACAGCGCCAATCGAATCAACCGTAATACGTGTCGCCATTTCACTTTGAACTTTGGCCATTATCTTTACTCCTTCCAGCCAACATTATCATTGCATGTAAGACGACATAATTGCTTCACGCGGATCAATATATTCTCGATCCTTTTTCTCACGAGCAGCCAATGTTTCCATGAACAAAGCAAAAGGCTGTTGCTCAACTTGATCTGGCAACAACCCTTCGTGTATTAAGTTTTGTTCAAGTAGCCGTAAATCTTCGTGACGATTTTTTAGTTCAGCAATCTTTTTACGCAGTTCCATTTGATAATGTTGGCGATTTATTTTGACTCTTGGGCTTTGTCTCGTGCGTTTTTGTTAGCTTCTTCGGCTTTTAACACATCTTCATCAGTGGCACCGTCAATTTTGGCAATTAGCATGCCAACACCTAGGCCAAGCTCAGTACTAGAAATAGAATCTTTAATCGTTTCAATTTGCTTATCAGTATACTTCACAACTTTCTGCACAAAATCCATCATGGTACGAGTTAGTTTTAATTGTTCTTTTAAATAATCAGCTTCAGTAGCATCGTCATCTAACCCACTTTCTAGCATAGTTAACTGAATGTTTGCTACAGCATCTTCTAAGCCAATCGTTACCTTGACATCTTGAGCCTTAGCAATTCCAAAATACTTCTTTGTAATTTTTGTCGATAATTTCATAATATATTAACCTCTTTTATTTTTATTTAGTACTATGTAACAGGCAGGCCTAAGAGCCAGCCTGTGTTAGCATTAACCTTGTTTAGTTGAACCAGTCGTTGAACTAGTTGTTGAGCCGGTCGTAGATAATACATAACCACCAAATACTTCTGCATAAAGTTTTGCTAAGTCAAAACCAGTGTCAGCAGAGTTAGCAATCATGTATGGCTGTTGAATACCAGTATTTGGGTTGATAAAGATATCTGATTTCAACGGTGTTAATGCCTGCCCCGTCAAATCAGTTGGATCATCGCTTTCAGTCGTGTTGTCAGTGGAGTTGTTTGACGTTTCTTGAACAAACTCAACATTATTAAAACATTCGTAGAAAACAGAATTGTCAAACGCTTGTGATCGAATAATTACAGCAATGTGTGGCTTAGGTGTTTGCAATAGCCAAGCACCAGACTTATTATCTTGCACGTAACCACGTAGCTTATTGTTAATTCCCCAGTCCAGGTCTAAAGCCTTTAAAGCGATTGATGGAACTGATTTTGGATAGGCAATTCGCTTAATCTTGCCATTCGCCCAGCCTGGTGTCCCAGCAGCTTCGATTGCAGTGATGTTAGCAGTAGCAAAGCCTTCACCACGATGATCAGCGATGTAAATGCCATCAGCAGATAAGCCTTTGGTAGCATCTGCAATTAAATCGCCACTATCATCGAGTGAGGCAAAAGTGACATCAAGAATATTATGTTTTGACATATTAAATGCTCCTTTTAAATAATTTCAATTTTGGTAAAATAAAAGACCTTGGTTACCTGTCCGGTATCTGGGTCTTTAGTGTGATTTTTAGATTTTTCGACACGCCAACCATTTGCAATAAACATTTTAGCCAGCTCGATTTCTGCTGACAAAATGTCGGTTTGATTGGCTTTTTTGTAAAAAATTTGTACTTCTACACCTAATGCCCAGTGTTTGAACTGACTATTAGCATAATTGCTAGGTGTATTTTCTGATTCAGTAATAACAACATCTGTGGTTGTACCAGCATTATTGGCACTTTTAGGAATGGAACCACGATAAATATTGTCAATCCAGTCATAATTGACCGTTTTCAACAAGTTCTCAGCTTGAATTACAGGTAGTTGCATACTATTCACCACCCGTTTTAGCTTTGTAAACTGCCATGCCGGCTTTAAAGGCTGCTTCCTGAGATTCTCGTCTAGAATCGTCAACAAAATGAGTTGCTGCCATCTTTACGGTCCCATCATTCAAAAATCTAGCAATATACGCTTTCTTGCCAAAACCGGCTAACGTATTACCATTAACAATGCCGTCTACATCACTGTTTTGAATCGCAATGTTGTCTTGTAAATGACCATACTTGCTATCGTCATTGTCGGATCGTGGTGTATTTTTACGTAACACTTCTGCGTATGCTTGCGCTTCAGCAGCTGTCATTGCTGATTTTACGGACGTGTTAGGGATTAAATCTCTGACGCCATGAAGCCATGATTGCATTTGAGCGTCTAATTCCATTTATATCACCCCTTTTTTACATATTTTTTAAGCGTTAACAGATCATATGCTACCGGCTTGCCAGTTGAATCTTTAGACACATCTATAATCTGATAAACCACATCGCCATAACTAGCTAGCAACTGTTTGCTCAGCTCATTTGTGGATCGAATTGCCACAACAATTGTATCTTCCAACGAAGTTCCTAAGATCTGATAACTTTGGGTAATTGATCGATTATATAACGCACAATGTAGTGAAATAGTAGGCACAAAGGACTCGTCATAATCACCAGTATTATTGTTTTCAACCGTTTTAATAGTGCCAAAACTAATTTTTTGATTGAAGCGATTGACCGCTATTTTCACTGCAATCCCTCCGAATCTTCCATCTAATTCCATTAATCAGATATAAATAAGGCGCCGGATACGGTACTTGAGAAGCGTTATTGCCGCTACTATATGTCACGCCCAAGTTTCCACGATTAAAATACATAAAATCAACCATAACACGAACGGCCTGATTAAATTGATAGTATTTCCGATAAGTTTCAACTGGTATAGTGTCATCAATATTTCCGATAACATCACTTTCTGCCATTGAAATTAAGCTTTGGATAACAGATTCATCGCCATCAACGTTTAAATAATCCTGCATATTTTTAACTGTGACACCACTATCAATACCAGCCATGACATCACCTCCAATATAGCCGCCCCACTAGGTACTGTTTATTTATCGGCGACTAAAAATTATTTATTGACCGCTAGTTGCTGAGGAAGCAGCACTAGCAGTTGAACTAGCGTTAGATGAGGCGTTTCCTCCATCACTTACTCACCGTTAAGAAGTAACCGGCTTTTTCGTCAGCCTTAGAAACGCCAAAGCGCATAGCTGCGCCAAGATATTGACCATAAATTTCACTCTTCATCCAGGCTAAAGAAACTTCTTGCCGATCAACAAATAAAACGCCACGCTTTAAATCGCCAATAAATGCGTGAGCCTCGCCGTCAGCGCCAAGCAAGGTGTCGTTCACGATATGCACTGGGACACCGAAAATAGTAGTGCCAGACTTGCCGGTAATATCTTGATGGAGCAAATATTGACCGTTATTATCCTTCAACGTATCTAGGATTTGATAGAATGATGCTGAAACAACTAAGTCACGAGCATAGGCTTGATCGAGCTTGACATTCAACACTTTCTTAATATCATCAGCAAGTGTGGATGACGTGGTGCTAACGGCCGTGAACCCTTCCAAAACCGGTGAAACCAACTTATTAACCGTGTTAATTCGCTTTTCACCAATATTTTGACCAATTAATGAAGTTAAATCAACTTGTGCATCGGCAATTGATTCTTCTGAGATTGGAATAGCACCACGATATGTTGCTACCGACCAATCGACATCGGTAAATTCAGGTGCAGCTAATGACGGGTTTTCTTGCAATTCAGCAACGCTGCTAAAGCTATCGTCTGCCCGTTTCAAAATTGGGTAAGTTCCTTTAGGCGTGGTTACTGGTGTTTTGGTGACTAGGGTCGACAAGTCAACGACTGAGTTGATCTCGGCTGAAGGATTGTAAATAATTGTTTCAGGTACCAACGGTTCAATTCCCGTCGAGGTTACCGACGTTGCCGCATCATTGGTTACCTTAGCCCCCCGCGAATGGATAAACATATTAATTGCAGCTTTTTGCTTGGCTAAATTATCTTCGCCACCTTTAGGGTTAAGCGGAGTTCCTTTCCATTGGTTGTTTTCAGGATTCTTCGGCTGCTTATTTTCAGCCGAGAGCTCCTGTAATTGATCATTCAAGGCATCTCGACGCGTTTTCTTAGCGGATAACTCATCTTGTAACTTATGATAAGCATCCGTATCGAAATTATCATCTTGTAATGCGGCCGTTACCTTGGCATTAAGGTCAGCACATTCCGCACTTACCTTATCGAATGTGGCCTGTAATTGTTTAAACATATTTAAAAGTCTCCTTTATTAAAAATAGCCAGCTTAGCTTGCACTAGTTTTTCGTGCTCACTAAGTTGACCATTATTGTTGTTATTTTCTAATTGCTTGTTTTTGGCAATTAAGTTTTTGATTTTGTTGAGTGCTTGATAAGGAACTAGCGATGTATTAAATGAATTAGTAACTGGTGTAAAATCAACTAATTCATCAGCAAGGCCTAGCTCAATTGCTTTGTCAGCGTCCATCCAAGTTGCATTGTCCATTAAATCTAAAAAAGTTTGAACAGGCTTGCCAGACTTGGCAGCATACATATTCGCAATGGCCTTGTTCGTACTCTGCAGCATTTGCGATGCTTGATCCATGTCGTGATAATTGCCTTCTGCTTCGTTCGAAGCATTATGAATCATCATTTGGGCCCCAGGCGACATTTGCACCTTGTCGGCCCCCATCGCAATAATTGTACCAGCAGAATAAGCGTTAGCAACAATCTGTGCAGTAACATTCCCTTGGTAATTCTTTAGCGCTGTGTAAATTTCTGTTGCCGGGGTCACTTCACCACCGTTGGAAGCAATCTCCAATTCCACAGCAGAGTGGTCCGCCGGGAGTGCACCGATTACATCAGCTGGGGATACAACTGTCATGCCAAACCAATCACGATAAATAGGTGCATCATCATCATTAGTTATCATGCCTTTTACTTTAATCGTCATTACTTTCACCTCCTTCGCCTTGCGGCTCATAATCTGGCAAGTTTTGCGGTAAGAAGCCCGATCTTTGAAGTAAAAATTGCGCTTGATTAGGGCTTAGTGCACCAGCGTTTGCTAAACTTGACACTTGATTTATCAGCATATAATCATCGACGTCTAGCATGTTTTTGATGTCTAGAACAAGGTCCGGTGCATTAAGCTTTAATTTCAGCTCGTCTAATAGCGGATTAGTGTACGTATTAAGGTTAGACAAATATAAACTTTTAATTTGGTCACTATTGCTATGTTGACTTTCAGTTGATGAGCCACCGCCAAGCATATCACTAGGAATCCCGAACGCAGTCGAAATTTGGTCAGCTGAAAAACTAGCGTTCTCGTTGAGCGCTTTAAATACATCAGCTTTCATCTCAAACGGTTCATAGTCGAATCCTTCCGGCAATGTCATTAGTCGGCCGGCGTTAGCCCCAGTATTAGCCTTTTCGAACATGGCTCGGGCGTCTTCCAAGTCTTCGCCAGTGTCAATAAAGTTGCTGATTTTAAGCTTGCCAGCGGAATTAATTTGATTATTCAACGTCTTCAAATTTGAATCCGTTGTTTTTTGTGCAATTGTTAGGGTATTCCCCAAGCTTTCAAGCGGGGATTTTCCTATTAAATAACGATAATTAGGGTCTGGCATCAATCTAAAATGCAACATTTGGTCGGCGGTTAACTGCATTTTCGGCCGGTCGTTGCTCTCTTGGATTGTATAAATAATTCCAGTATTTCCTGGCAAATAATTTATTTGAACGTCCGAAGGCGGCACGTGTTCTAAATTATTTCCAACTAATGGTACATAAGCATTTCCAGCAAGGGCTAGTTGAATCATTACGCCTTGCCAAAATGAAAAACGACTGATTAAATCACTCGGATTTTCCAGTCGCCTTTTAGCACTAGCGCTTTCTGTTTTAAAGTGAGCCGAAGCAATATCACTTGAAATACGGTTAATAACTGAAAATACATTGGAATCTTTCAGGACGTTCCCTGAATCAACATACGAAATCGGCAAGCCACCAATTGTTGATAAAAACAGGTCACTAGTGCTGGGATACACCATATTTTTAGTTTTGGAACGTTTATAACCTCGGGGTGTTAATAGTCCCATACTTTATCACCCTCTTTCTTTATCTAGCAAGCAGGCCATGACAATCAGCAAAATTCCGGAAACAAGAAGCCCCACAATCAAATTAACCGCAAATGCTGCCACTGAAAGCAGAATAACACCGGTTAAAAACAAAATAACGCTTAGCCAATCGCCAAAAAATGCTTGCATAATAGTTTTAAATCTTTCGATCATTGTTTTTCACCACCTTAACCGCCAAACATAGATTTAAAATACGCTTTACGTTCTTCACGGTTCATGTTATTCATCGGGTTATAGCCATCTTCATCATGAAAATCTTGATAATAATATTGTGCTCTGTAATGCGCGTTAATTAATGCATCGGTAGTATCAATGTGATCGCTTGTCCGATTTTGACGGTCGATTTTAACGCCACCACCTTTATCTTCCACCAAAATAGCGTTATTTAGCCCATCTATTAGTAGAGGGTCGTCTAAAATTTTAATATCGCCATTTAAAAACTGGGATTGAAAATCCTTAGTCGGGTTAGAAAGTTTCCACGATGTAGGTGCCACTTCAATCAACGGCCAGCTCGGCTGGTAATTGCTAATACGTTTAATAAACCATTTAGCCAAGTTAGGGTCAGCACAAACGGCGCGGACTTTCAAATGGTGCCGCTTGACATAATCTACTAACCACTCATAAACCTGGTTGGGATTAATGGTTCCGGAAGGCGTGTTGGTAATCTCACAGAAGCCCTGTTGTGCAAGTTGTTGATAGTCAAGACCGTCTTGCTTGCTTTTGGACTCCAATGTTTTAGCCTGTGCAAATGGAATAAAACTATATTGCTTTGCAAAAAACATATGTTTGCCATTCTCTTGAAAGGGAAATTCAAAGCCGTATGATGTATTATCGTTCACTTGGCTAGCGTCAAATCCGATATAAACCTCACGATTATCAACATTAAAATCGCTAGTAATGTTTTCGTTGATATTGCTTAATGACAAGTAGCTATTTTTAAAGCGTCGGCTCCAAATATTGAGCGACTTATTAACAAAGGTTTCAAGAGTCCCTTCACGATCATTATTGTCACGGTCTTGAATTAAGCTTTCCAACAGCACACGACGTTTTTCACCTTTTAGTTCAGCTAATAGTGGATTGGACTTTTCCCATGTATCTTCCTCAAAGACTTCACTTTCGTCATCCTGTTGGTAAATAATTTGAAAAGTAGTATCTGCATCTCTAATCGCATCGTGTTCAATAGCGCTTCGGGTAACATCTTCATCATGTTTGAATTTAACTTTAATATCTGGATAAGCAGTCGAAATTTTAACGAACATCCGATTTTTGATACCGTTTTGACCTGATGTAATCTGCTTTAAGGTTTCATTAAGCGCTGGTTTCAAATTGCCAATTTCATCAAAAACAGCAATGGCATTATGGAACGAATCAAATCCACCACCCTGTGAAGTGCCTTTACGGATAATGTTCTTATTTATTTTTCCGATAACTTGCGTAGTTTGTGCATCCACCCCTTTTTCCTTAGCACCATCAGCAAAATCCGGTTGATTAATGAGTTCTTTAGCTTGTAAAGAAACATCATTGAACAGCTTACTAGCGTGCTCGCTATCATAACTGGCTACTAGCAAGTCTTGAGAAGTGGCATTCCAACAAACAACAAAATAATAAAAATTGACCAGCATTGATGCCAACCACGTTTTACCTTGCCGACGAGCAATTGAAATGTTGGCAGTATTGAAACGCACACCCGCATTAGGCGTACGCCAACCGATTAAACTGTCTAAAATAAATGATTGCCAATGTTGTGGCTTGATTTTTTGTGTCGTATCATCCGGATTTGGTAATAGGCGGCAAAAATATTCAATTAAGGCAACGAATTTTTCATCATAATTGTATGGGAAATTGTCGTCGCCTTGTCTTAATAAGTCTTGTAGGTGACGTACGCACGCAAGTTGAACATCTCTACAAGTGAGATATTTGTCAGTAAACAAAACATCGTAAGCATATCTAGTGCCGGCGTCCTTATACTGGTCTAGCAAGCCATGATACGAGGATTCGGTCGAAGCAACATGTGCTTTTATATCCTTAACGTTAGTAAAATCATACGTCTGCACCGAAATTTACCTCCTTTAATGGTGACTCGCATTTCTTTTGATTTGGCTTGGAAACTGTCAGCTGTCGTAACCCAGCATCAAACGAAAATCCCATTTCATAGCCTAAAGACTTTAAATTACGAACACAGTCATTAAGCTGAATCGCTTGAGGCGACTTTTTAACCGGTGTTCCGTCCTTAGCAGTTAGATAGGCCCCATAGTTGTTCAAACTATCCTCAGCATCTAAGTACATCGCATAATAAGTACAGTAAAGTTCTAAATTAGGCTGATCAATGCGCTTCAAATATCCCATTTTTTTAATTTCAGGTACTAACACCCGCCAAATAGTTTGGGCATTTTTCATTAAATGAGCCGGGGGTGTAATCTGAATATCATCCAAATTGCTAGTCCCGTTAATATTCGTCACTTTTTTGCTTGTCACAATTTTTAATTTGCTTTTACTAGAATTCACCATGATTAACACCTCCATTTCACTAATTTATTTTGATTCTTGGCGATTTTTGGCTTATATTGGCTACAAAAAAAGCTCGATTTGTTGATTTAACAGCATTTGAGCCTTAAAAATCCCAATATTTTTTGTTTTTTTACTTTTGAGAGAGAAGGATGGCGCATATGTGAGCTCTGGCCTAGCTACCATGGGCGGGGGGTGTTTTTTATTTTGGCTACTCACAATTAATCCAAAAATTTAAAAATGTCTTAAACAAGCTCTCACGGTGTTTAAAATGTGAACCAGCATTTAATCATGTGTAAAATTTATAACTTGTCCGTCTTCTATGCTTAAAGCGACTGTCAATCAATTGCTTGGACATTGTGAGAACGGATGGTCATTGCTTAACGGATGGTAACCCTCCTTAATCGGGATGGTCAACTTTTGAGCTCTCCTTGTTCAATATCCATTCCTTGATCTGTTCCTTATCCCAGTGCTTACTAACGTCAAGGTTATCAATCAGTGAGTCTGAACGGTATGTCGTTGATTCGAACATGCCTTTCCAATAGTGACACCTCTTGCATATCACCCACAAGTTTTCAACATCAAGTTGTTTACGCTTATCTACTCTTCTCGGCACTATATGATCTGTAACCAAGTAGCCAGGTTTATCATACGTATGACCACAGACCGCACAAGTAAAGTAAGCGCGTCGCTTTAACATGAGACTCATGTTAGCCCAACGTTTCGTGTGATAGAAGCGGTTTGCTTCCTTGTCCCGCTTGTAACGATTGTACTGGCTGTACGACTGTCTGCGTTGCGTAGTATTGTAATGGAACGGATGATAGAGTGAACTATGAATATTGCAATACGGATTCTTTTGTTCGTATGGAACAGTATTGTCGCACCCTGATTTCCGGCACACTTTCAATTGCATGACTATTTGCCTTGACCAATTCCATGTAATCTTCCAAGGCTATCCATAAAGTCGATTCTGTATCTGTTGTTTAGGCATATATCTTCTTCATCCCAACCAAGTTCAATATGATGTACTTCTTGTTGTTCTACACCATCAACGAATACTTTAGGTGTGCCATCGATGTCGTCAATGTCAATGCGAAGACGTGGTTGCTTTTTGGTCGGCAAAACGCCAGCAATCATCCTTAAGCCACGTTGCACTTCAGTCGTATCAATATTCAGGCTGAGGTCAATATCACTAGGTTTGTTAGTATTAGTTTGGCTAGTCCCGTTAGGCTTAATTGTTTTGCCCGTGACATTTCGCTGGTACATAACGCCATCAATTAAAATCTTATCAGGCAATTTGTTTCCTGGTTTCTTCGGTGTGAAATGTTTTTCTTCCATACTTTGTCCACTCGCTTTCTTTGGTTTAATACTAGGTGCGTTCTCTCCGTTAGGTGCTGATGCTGTTCTATTTTTTCCAAGCATGTTGCTTACTCCGTTTCTTTTCCAAACTAAAAGCGCCATGCTGTTTAGCACGACGCTTCATCCATTTATCTAAGTGGGCATCCATCTCCGCTTCTTGTGGCGTGACGTAGCCATATTTTGTGTTAATCATCTTTGCCATGAGTTGCCTCGTCGCTTGAACAGAATGGATATTGTACCCCAAATAGTTCTAGATTAACTTTTTTCCAATCATTCCCAATAGCCTCGTTGTCTTCCATATTCATTGTGTTTCCTCCTAATCGTATGTATCAAAAAGCTCCCGCCAATAAGCGAGAGCCAGTTTGGAGATTGCCCGTTTTGACGCCGCGGACGCGTTTAATGTGCTCGGTAGGGATTTGCACCCTACATGATGTGTGGACGTACTGGTTGTCAACCAACACCCGTTACTCGCACCTAACTGTGCGTCTACCTATTCCGCCACAAGCACGTGTTATACAGTTTTAGCCCTCATGAGTGACCATGCTATATAACAATATCGCCGGTAGGCCTCGAACCTACATCCCATTGTGGCTTACCAATTAGCCCACAGCGACTACCAGTCTGTAATTTGGAGGATTACTTCATGCACGTCAATCACATTTGGCATACTACCAATTTAGCACGATTATAGGGGCTAGTTTTCTCACTTTTTTCCACTATAGATCATACAATCCTAATCTCTTTGCACACTCATTAACAAATGCGTTTCTTAGTTCATATGCTCGCGCCTTACCAACACTCAATAAGTTATTATCTACTAGGCCAACCAGAGTATATCTTGGATGATTTCGAAAATACAATTCAGTGATAATAACCTCCGTATCGTGTCCCACATCATCTAGACAATCGTCAATCACTTCCCGCTGATGTTTCAAAGCATTAATGCGTCGATCGTCATCAATCGTGATAATCGTGTTGAGTGTCGTTTCCGGATACTTGTATTGCGCCTTGCCACCTCCAACATTGTCATCACGAGGGACAGTTGGATAACGTAATTCCTGTTCACGTTTCTCGATATACTTGTCAATCTTGGGATAGTCACGTAGAATATCTTCAACTTTTCTAATCGTCGTTCGTTTCACTACCAATTCCCCTTTCGCTCAACTCCGCAATGTCAGCAATGAAGTCCTGGCCAATTTGCCTCCTCCAAGCGAACTTTATTCCAATCTAGTGGGACATCATCACGTTGCTTTAGTTCTTCAATATCTTTATCAGTGAATTTAGTTTTAGCAAATTCTGTTTCGCTTGCACTGCCTAAACTCATCTTGCCGGTAAAAGTGCCGATATTTAAGTGGCCGAAATATCCATCGCAAATCTTCACATAGTATTTCTTTTCTTCCACCCGTTCATCTAATTCGGCATACGTCTGATTGAACACAGCATCTGCAATCAGCCAATGTTCACCGTGAACGCCGGTTGCAATCCAGTCACCAACGTCTACTTTCCCTGACCCTGTTAGATATAATTCAGGGCTGTGGTGAGTTCCAAGCATTGTTCCTGCGTCAATTAATTCATACTTATCAACCATCTCGTCGCTTCCGTCAAATTGTTCGGCATTGATAGTCTCCATTTTGCGATAAACTTTAGTCATTTTTATTCCTCCAATAGCTCCGGGTTAGTGTGTACATTTCCAATAACTTCAATGTTCTGTTGTCCTTTGTCAACTTCACGCAACATCAAGAATACCCCTTTAACACTAACTCCGAACGTCCCTATATCCTTTGTCACTGGTGCCGTTTCGGTAACGGTCTTAGGCATAATTATTTTTGGTTTTAAATTGTCTTCGTCGTCATAGATATAGGTCTTTGGCTCATCACGACTAAGTCTTAAAATATCGCCTTCATAGATTTCCTTGCCGTTCACGTCTGTCAGGCCGGTAAACTGTTCTAGCACCAGATTATCAGGTGTTATTGTGCCTTTACGTTGAAGGCCTGCTACTTTGACTTTTTTTAACTCGCCGTCAGGGTAAAACTCAATTTCTAGCACCTTACGATAGCTACTTGTCGCTTTGTCCCACGCTCTAAACTTAATCATCGTCGCCATCTCCAATCATTTACTAGAACTCGATAGTCCCAGCGCTATCACAATCCATGCCACAACGCTGATAAAAGTAACTCCATGCCAAAATCCGTCTAAGAAGTTCCCAATGATTGTGACTAAAATAAACAATGCTATCATGCCAAGCCCAATCTTATTTTTAGTACTCATTTTCAATCCTCCCCGAACGCCCGCTTATCAATGTTGTACGGCTCATATTCCTTAGCCAATTGCTTGCCATCTAAAGCTTTAGCTTTATTCTCCTCGGCATGTTCCTTCATTCGCCGGTGCTTCCGTTTAATCGTTGAACGCTTCTTAGTGTGTTTAGGCATAACTTACAATCCTTCCAGGACTCGCTCTTTAATGTACGTGTCAAACTGCTGTTCAATTTCATGACTCTTTCTGGCTAACTGATCCACTGTTTTTATGTGCTCACTACCAGTCCGGATTAAATACCCACGAAGCCATTGCAATGCGTCCTCGACGTTTTTACAGTGTGCTAAGGGTGCTTCTACCAGCCGATTAATACCAGACTTTTCATCGTAGCTAGTTACCGGATGCCCATGGCTGTCTAATGACATCCTGTTAACCTTAACTTCGTATTTGTCACTAGTCAGATGATACTGGTCAATTTTCATATCAATCATGCTTATTCGTCCTCCGTAATGTAGTATTTGTTTTCGTCAATCGCACGAATGCGTCTATCCAACCAAACGTTACTGTGCTTTAGCTCCCGAGACGTCCTAGTTTTACCCTGCTTGCCTTTCATGACTAATTTAATGGCATTATACTGGGTACGCGTAATCTCCGTGTAATCGCCTGATACGGCCTTAATTCCGGGCATCTTATGCAAGTTAGTTAGTTTGCTAGGAGGCACGTTATCCATGCTGCCATATCTCACTTCTAACTTATGAATTACTTCCAGCTCTTTAGGCCAATTTTTGCTTGTCATAGGCTAACTTCCTTTCAAGCGCGTAAGCCGCTCTAATTTCAGCCGCCATTCTCTTGTTTGATGACATAACTTCTACTCCTTATCAACAATTGTTACTGCCATTTTTGTTTACCTCCAATAATTTTTAACATTAAGATTATCTTTGTCTCGCCTAAATTTCTCTAAGATTGGGTGAAAATACTTTTCCTCTGCTTTCTTACGAGCGTTAATGGCATCCCTTTTGTTGTCAAATCGGCCAAGATAAATTGCTTTTTGCTTGAACACAATTTTAGCTGCCCATTTGGATCGACTACTATCCCATGAAACACCCGTGATTCCACTTTTATTATTCTTGTTTTTTTCTCTGGTATCTGCAATTTGATTCAGCATGGTACCATCTTTTGCATTGTTATCAATTAGTTTTTTTAAATTATCTTTTCTCAAACATCCACAGCTTTGCGTGTTTCCACTTGTCAGTGTACCTGTGTTATGCAGAACAATATTTCCACAATCACACTGACACTTCCAAAATACTATATGATCTCCGACTTTGCTCGGTTCCTCTTCAATAACCAAAAGTCGGCCGAACCTTTTACCGAGCAAATTTACTCGTCGAAGTTTTGAAGAATTTTCCCTTTGCAAACAGCCACAGCTTTTTGTATTTCCAGATTGTAGATTTCTTGTTGTTGTTTCAATTTTGTTTCCACAGACACATTGGCACACCCAAGCTACATGATGGTCAATCTTGCGGTGAGCCTTTCTAATTACAGTTAATCTCCCGAACTTTTGTCCTGTTAAATCAATCATTTTTTCCCTCACAATCTTTAACGCGTCATCTACAGAACGGCAAACGCCATATAGAACTGGGTATTGGCTAATATATGATCCCCGTCAAATGTCTTGACTACGTACACTAGACAGCACCCCTGCTAATTCCTTTTCGTAATGAGCATGTATCTCATTCGTACAATTCGGGCATGGGGCAAACGTGAAACCATAACTTTCAAGTGGTTGCTGAACAACTTTACTACCATGACATAATTCACAACTCATACACTTCTGACTCCTTCCATGTTGTCAAACAGCAATTGACAGCTAGTATCCTTGGTATATAAACGATCAATTGTCTGACCACTATACATGTTTTCTAACTGGCTTCGTGTATTGTTGGTAGTGATAATCGTTGCTAATTTGCCATCGTTAATGTTAAGGTTCCATCTGGCATTGGCAACGTCATACATCAACGTACGTAAATCTTTGTGCACTGGCTTGTATAACCCTTTTTCAGTCGGCTTACCACCTTCAGTACCAAAGTCGTCTAGCACCAACACGTCGACTTTTTTCATGTCCTTTAGAACATAGTTTAAGCGTTCTCTGACATCCGGTGCTTCATACTTTTCATTAACCAGCCGTAGCAACTCAGCTGTTGAGACAAACATTGCTGTCTGCCCTACGCTCATTAGCTGATACATGATTGCTAGCGCTAATGATGTTTTGCCAACGCCGGGTCCGCCTGCAAGCGCTACGTTGAACTGGTTAGTCTCTAATTGCCTAGCTAACTTAAATGCCTGATTGCCAAGCTCTCTAGCTTTAGCTTGATTAGGCTGTTTATCAACCTGCCAATCATTAAAGCTAAATCGTAGTGGCACGCCTCCAGACCAGACTGACATGCGATAGTAATACCGTTTCCGGTTAGCAACCACACCAGCATTGGCACGGTCAATCGTTTGATGGTCCAATTCTTCTTTGGTTGGCAGCTTAGTCGTGTCAATGCCTCTAGCCGCTACTACTTTCTGAATCGTGGCTTGATTGAATAACTTCGTTACATTTTCCATTAGCCAAACCAGTCCTCTCGTGTTTGTGGTGCAACATTAGTCGGGCGATCCCGTTCAGCCTGACCCATGAGCGTGTCATACTGCTTGCGTAGCTTCCCTGCTGACAAAATGTTTGCTTGCCAGAATGAATTATCCTGTGACCAATCTACTAGCCAATCTAATTTTTCATAATCACGATGATCACGTTCATGAGCTAGACGGATGTCATTAGCCCATTTTTGTAAGTTTGGGTCTTTGAAGTCAGGTTGCCGTTGCTTAATTCTGGTCAACAAATGACTAGCAATTTTGTATGGCTGAGAAGACGGGTCATAATTCGGTTTTGTCGAATGGTGACTATCTTTATTATCCTTACCTAACCTAACCTCTACTAACCTATCCTTACCTAACCTATGCGGTCCATTGCCCGTCCATTGGTTGTCCATTGGACGTCCAGTAGTCTTACCCGTGTCAGCACGCGGCTTTGGTTCAGTTAATTCTATGTTTGGCAAGACTTCTAATAGCAAGTCCTTATATATCGAATCCACTTTTCTATCCGCTCTAATTCGATTATTTTCGTTCCAATCCGTGATATAGGCAACTAAGTCATCGTTTAAAACATTTACAAAATTCTTAGCTACTAGTATTCGCAAATCGTCCTCAACTGCACCAGTTTGCCGCATAACCGAGAACGCTTCTACAACACCATCATCATCCGCATGCAGCCCCAAATGGAAATAGAGTGCCTGACTGCTCAACGGCATCTTTAAAAATTTAGCGCTATCAGTTATACGGTTACTAAACATTCTTCTCTGTGCCATCTCTTAATCCTCCCTTATTTACTAGTAGGCATTCCACCTACCCGGTGTATTAGTCACTGCTGTATTTACCTTTCAAGCCAATTCGTTTTAGTGTTTCTTTATCTAGTTTTATGCCATCTACCGGGACGTGGTATTTTGCACTAAATGCCACGGAGCCAATTTGCTCAATCTCGCTGTGATGGGCTCGACACAATGCCATAACGTGCCGTTTGGTGTGGTCAACGTGCGTTCTGTTTAAGCCAGCCCCGATGACGTCTACATGATGGATATCAGCACGATTACCACAGATCATGCAAACTCGATGGCGGCAACATTGAAACAGGTAATATTCTTGCTCACGTGGCAATAGCTTATAGCCTTCCTTGAACGGCACGTGCCACTCAAACATGAAGTCGATGACTAGGTCTAGCAACTGGTTAGCATCGCTCACAGACGATTCTGTGGTGTCTGACAAGCTAATCTGCTTGCCAAACGTGTATGACTCATACTGCAAATAAAACAAGTTTTTCAAGAAGTCTGTCGGCATGCCTGACCACGTATAGATGTCACTAAGCAACGCGAAGAACAAGCGTCGCTGTTGTGGCCTAGCTTTACGTATGTCAGCTATTTCCCAATCCACATAGAATTGGCTGTAGGAGCCGCTAACGGTCTCTATATGGTCTAAATTAGGCTTCTCATCTAACCGTGTAACCAAATAGTATTGACCATCCTGCTCAATTAACTGCGCTCGTGACTGTTGCATCTAGTCACCCCAATGTTTGGAAGCTTTATTTAATAAACAGTTTAAATTAGAAGGGCGATTCGTCTGGAATTGGGGGAAACCCACCGCCATGGTAACTATTAGCTGATTGATTACTATATCCTGGGGCTTGCGTATTACCTGCATCACTACTTGCTGGAGTGTTGAATCCATTACCCTGTTGGCTATTAGTTGTCGTGCCAAAACCACCACTTGTGCTTTTGTGATTGCCAAAGCCACTATTTCCTGTATTGCTACTGCCTGCTGGCCGCTTAACACCATTCGGTTTGCTACCATCCTGCATAAACGGCTCGTAGCTTTTAACCGCTAAATAGGCTTTTCCGTTTGAACCAGTATCCCAATCAACCGTGATTGCCAATTGATGCCCTACTGCTTGACTGACAAACTGTTCAATTGAATCAAATGCTGTACCATTACTTGCGCCTAAAGCTACTGCAATGGTGTTAAAGCGTTTAGCGGATAACTTGGCTTTGTCCTCCGAAGTACTGTCCCAGACCTCATTATCAAACCGGATTAGGCCACCTTTGTACGGGCCGTCTAACACCTCATAGTCAAAAATTGCCATGGGCTTGCCAGCCTCTTTGGTTTTCGTGTATTGCGAACTAGACGCGATAACCACATTATATTTACCTGCTTCTTCGACAGTTTGTCCGAAAGTATTATTTGAATCTACTGTAAAAAGTGCCATTTTATTTTGCTCCTTTAGTTATTTGAATTAATTCATTTGCTTTAATCAATTTGCGATTATCAATTCGGTTCTTGGCGTGATTTCCCTTTTCGGGATCTAAATCAATCATGCGTTCACCACCCGTCAAATAGATCCGGCCAACGAGGTCAAACATACTAGTAAACGCATTGAACGTCTTTTCGTTCATGTCAGCTTGGTATCTGCCTTCGCCACTAATGCCTGATGAGCCATTGTCAAGTTGATGAGCAATAGCGTATACAGACTTGCCACTTTCTTTCAAAATCGTACCGAGATCTCTAAACCACAATTGTAATTTTTGATAATTCTGGCGATTGTCCTTTGCGGCATTATCAATATTTTCTAACACCAAATTTTGAAGTGCTGTGATATTGTCTAATACAATTACCTGATACTTAGCATCTGAAATTCCTTGCATGACATATTGTTCAACCATTGACTGGATATTTGGCATGTCGCGATGTTCAAAGATAATAACATCGACGTCCTTATAGCCAATCAAAACATTGCTCGACATATCGAAGCTGAACAACAGCTTGTGTCCTACAAACTGTTTCACTAAACTGGTCTTACCGGTACCGCCATCACCATATATGAAGTACATATTGGGTATCATCGGAATGTTTCCGTCCGCATAAAACTTCATTTTTCCTCCTACAAACTAAACTTAACGGATTCACTGGCTGGCTTCTCAGTTACACCATCAACAATCTGTCCATCTTCAAGCACGAATTTTCCATTAATAATCGTTCCGGACTTCTTTAAATCAGTTTTTTTGATGGTTTCCTTGGTTTTAATAAGTCCTTTAATTCCTTGGTCTCGTAATGACTTTAGTACCGTTGTTTCATCATAATTCAGGCCTGCCGGTGTCTTACGAGTCGTGACTTTCCCATGTGGAGTATCGATTTTAAATTTACTGTCATGCTGACGTTCACGATATAGATAATCCTTCAGCAATCCATGGAAATATTCTCGACTAGATTCATTTTCAGTAAGTTTACGATCCCGCCAAGCAATTGTTTGATCAATATCTGTTTGTGCTGCTTCTTTGACTTCCTGATCATGTTTCTCGATTGCTTGTAACTTACGCATCGCCCAGTCAGCAGACTGTAGTGAATTAATTTTAAAGCCTTCTTGTTCACGATCATTAACCGTTTTTAGTTCTTCTTTAAGCAATTCATTGATCATCAAATTAACCCCCGTAATTCGTTTAATTCTGTTTCACTCTTATCCAACATTTCGTACAACTTGGCCAGTGATTCGCCATCACTGATCCAAATGCTGTTGATAACACGCTTTAGAAACTTGATGTGATTGTTCACGATTTCTTCCATAACTACCGTCCTCGCTTTCTTAGCACTTGCAAACGAGACTGCTTTGGAATAGAGTAGATGTTGGTGCTGAACATTTCTTCTATTAGTCCATCGTTAGCCGTTACTAGCGATGGCTTTTTTTGCGCTCGTTTCCACTCGTGGAGTGGTAAAATTAATACTTTTTGCATGATCATTCCTCCATTTCTAATGCTTCTTGCCATTCTTCAAACGGCTTATGGCTAACCTTACTCATTCGTATCTTCCTCACTATCATTCACAAAATATTTACCGTAGTATTTCAAGAACCATGCTTTCTTCGCCTTCAAAGACTTCAATTCGGACGTTTTTGACTCGATTTGCTGATTGAGCGAACCTACTACAGTGTCTCGATCAAAGTCCGCTTCGTACTTATTTGATGGTAGTAACTCGAAGTCATCACTTTTTGAATTGATATTCACAAATTCAATGGTTGTGCCGCTGTAATCATTATTAAAGTAAGCAACTTGAATAGTCGGCAATTCTTTAAAGTTATAGAATCCCAGAATCACACCAGTGTAAATTTGCGATGAACTATACCGCTTGTCTAACAACCGAACATTGTCACCAACTTTGAAAGTATCAATACGCTTAGCAGTGTCCATGTCAACCTCGAATTTAACACCATTAATTTCTACTGTTTCTTGACTCATATTCGTTTCCTCCTAAATTCCAAACCAGTTTCTAATCTCCCGGCGTTTGTACCACACGGTTGTTAGCGCCCAAGTTAATACTGCTACTTCTACCATGGCAATTCCTCCCAATGAGATTCCAAAAAGTCAGCCATCACGCTAGCCTTAAACTTCCAGGCGCTACCGCGTCCCTTGTGAATTATTTGACCTTGTTGCTCCATTCTGCCAATCTGTCGGCTGTATTTTGGATTTTCAATAATATTTTCTTTAATCCATTTAATCGATTTGTTTCCACACCGGTCACGTAAATCGTCCATTATCCAGGATCGCCCTAACAAGGATTGATCCAGCAATTTGTTATACGCCTCTTTATCAACTAATACGTATTGGTCCATGTTTTTAACGTGCATCGGAACCGCTGCTACTTTTAATGCTTGCATAATAGAATCTCCTTTCTAATTTCATATTGCTAGTCCTTCCATGCTGGCTTAGTTGTATACTTGACTTATTCCAATTAATCGAGGCGATGAATATGAAAAACATTGATCTGACTAATGAATTTATTTTAAAAGCTCCAGCTGAACCTGGGTCTGCGGAACTAAACCTCAGCCTTGGCAAGGATTATAGTGACTCAAACCCCATAAATTACTTTATAAATCAGGATATAAACAAAGGGCCATTGGCACACATAACCGTATATGGCAACGGCCTTGCGATCTATTCAGAACAGAGAGCAAACAGTATTGTTATCAGAACTAACGGTGAATTCGTTTCGCAAAATGATGGATCCCTTAAATTAAGCTCTTTTAAGGAACAATGATCTTATGTTGTCATTTTTAGTTTCAGTGAATATTGCCGTTTCATCATCTAACACGACACGACAGTTACCTAGTTTTGTATTCAATTGATATTGTTTAACCTCATTGCTGCTTTTTGAACAGCTTGAAGCAATAGACTGAACGATCAGGTTGTAATTGCTATTTGCTTTCTTTAAAGTACAATTTGCGATTTGATCTAATTTTTGAAACTTACTTTCCAATGATTCAATACGGCTAACAATTTGATTAGAGTGTTCCTTGCTACCACCAATAGCTTGGAGCACGCTTTTTATTTCTTCCGGTGTACCTTTAATTGTTAATTCCATGCAACTCGCCTCCTATGCTGGCTGTTCAACTAATGGCATGATTCCCTTTGATTTCAAAAAGTCATACAAGAACTTTTGCCCCGCCTGCGTCCACTTCATCGTGTTACGTACCTGCTTGATACCATCGCTGTTCGTATACTCGTATGGTTCAACGTGCGTATAGCCTTCGTCTTGATACTTCGCGTACAATAACCATGTTTTGCCTTGCTTGTATTGAATGCCTAAACCATGTAGCAACTTGTTAAACTCACGTGTCGAGTAACCGTAGTTCTTAGCAATCATTGAGATTGTTTCCAGTCCCTTGTTAGCTAACATGCTATCGGTGTAATCCGCCTTGGGCTTCAACTCCCGGATAACTAAGTCTTTTTGCTTGAGCTGGCTGCCTGCCTGCAATAGCAAGTCGCCTAACGCGTCCTTGTCGTGCGTAATGTCGTAGGCTGTCTGGTCAGTCATGTAAACGCCATTCTTGCGGATGGACGGGAGCACGTCGTGAGTTACCCAATATTGGAATTTTTTAGCTTTCTTACTATTAGCCTTGATAGCCAATTCGTAAAATTGTGGCTCGGTGATGAAATCACCCGTGCCCACTTCTGGGCACGATAGATATTTTCTAACTCGATCCCATCTAACTACCAAATTTCCACTAGTTGCCAAGTGAGTAAGCCCAATTCCTACAGCAACCTGCTCAACATCGAATTCAATATTACCTTCTTCCGTTTGTCGAACTGGCAAATTAATATATCCATCTGTAAAGCTTTGTAATTGCTTCATTCGTTTCATTCCTTTCATTTCATTGAATTCCTAAAATTTTGGCCATTTGTGACCGAATCCGTCTTGACTTGGGTTCGTTACCACCTTTGATTGCACGGTTAACTTGTGGCGGTGTGACCTTTTCGGACTTAGTGGTAAGCATTTCAGCCATTTCTTTTTGAGAAATTTTGTGGCGGCTCAATGCAGTTTTGTATTTAATTTCAATTTCCAATGCGACATCTTCGATTGTTTGTTCTGGCATTTTTACTCCTCCTTTACATAATTTATTCATCAAGTTATTGACTTTAATTAAACTATAGTTTAATATTAAGGCATATTAAATAAGCAATTCAAAACCTACTACTACCGCAATTCCTCGCCAAAGTTATTGTTTTGATAGATGTGTATTTTGTTGCTTGATTACTTGATGAATTAATAATACAACTATAGTTTAATAATTGCAACACTTTTATAACTAAAGTTTATTTGCTATTCATCAAACATGGGAGAAATACCATTATGACAATGTTTGATAGAATAAAAGAAATTTCTAAAAAGAGAGGGTTAACCCTTGCCCAATTAAACGAAAAAGTGGGATTTAAACAGAATGTTATTTATTCGTGGAAAACAAAAACACCTTCTGTCGACAAGGTCAAAGCCGTTGCCGATGTTCTAAATGTTTCTGTTGATTACTTATTAGGCAAAACGGATGACAATTCTACTTCAATGAAGCCCAAACAAGTTGATATTGCTGATGATGATGTCATTATGACATTTGAAGGTAAGCCAATACCTCCTGAAGACTTAGAATTGATGAAACGTCTTTTGAGAGGTGGTAGAAATAATGATTGACTATTTTAGAGAGGTGTTAGACTACGTATTCGATCACGGAATTGGAATTACTTTGTGTGGTGATTTTTCTTCACACACCCCATCTGGGTCAAATCCTCATAACAGGCAAATAGTAATTAATACGAAATGGTACAAGCAACGTCAACTGCCGTATATAACTGCACATGAAGCCTCACATGTGTTGAACCAAGATTCTGGGGTATTATATTACACTGGAACTGCCAAAACCCCAATTGAGGCTAAGGCTAACCGCGGAGCTATTGATATATTGATTCCTATTTATTTTCAAGATATGGAAAGAGAATTTGCAGATCCATACTCTTTTATGGAGGAATTCGAAGTTCCATCGTTCATGGAAGATTATGTAATCAGCAAAATTAGAGAGTATTATGCTGATTAGCTAACTATAGACCAGATACGGATGTCGGTAAAAGCTGAAATTTTTAGGAGTGTTGCGTTGTGTCAAAAAGAATAAAGGGAGCAGACGGTCAAACCTATAAGATGGTAAGTCCATCAGATAGTGAAGCCAGGAAAAGGACTATAGAAATAGTTTTATCTGTAGTTAGTATGATTGTTTCAGTCATTTCGTTAGCATCCGGTTTTGGAGCGGCTGTGTTTGTTGACGCTTTCGGCGGTGGTGGTATTTATACAGGGAAACTAGTTCTAGGAATCCTGTTATCAGTTCTCGCCTTTTCTTTTGTCTTCTTTCTAAACAAAAAGCATACTTTATTTAGCTGGGCAATAATCGTTGTCGGTATTATCCTACTATTGCTTTGTGGAGACTTCGGTATTGCTGGCGGAATCATGTTTATTATTACTGGGATTATTGCACTTATTAGAAAGTAGGGACTGAAATGGCTAAAAAAATTCAAGATGAAAATGGGAATACTTATGTAGCAGTGAAACCGTGGTACAAGAAATGGTGGATCTGGGTTATAGTTGTAATTCTAGTAATTTTTGGAATTGCTGCGTTTACTGGCGGATCAGATGACTCTTCTTCCAAAACTACGACCACCAGTTCAAAAGCAACTGCTCACAAAACTACGTCATCTGAAACTAAGCCTGCCGCAGCAGCTTCAAAAACTATCAGTGTTGATTATGATTCATACGATGTAGCAAATGAAAAAACATATAAAATTAATTACTCAGACTCATCATGGAACGCAGCCACTGTTAAAGTTGATAAAGTAACGGTCTACAAATTAACTCATTCGTATAAATATAAGTCAGCAAATGATGGTACTTTCCAAGCTTCTGGATTTGTTCGTATTCACTTTGTAGTTTCACCTACTAGAGACATATCCATCTATCCAACACAAGGGACTGCAATTTATAGTAACGGTGAACAACATGAAGCAGATTCTTCAGAATCGTGGGATGGTGATATCGCCAAGGGTGCTACAAAATCTGGAAACGTAACCATTCCTGTTAAGAGCTTAGATTCTACTTCTTCACTAAAAAGTATAAGGTTTAAGTTTGATGCCAATTACGACACCGATAATATGGATGATAACAATTCTGATAAGACCTTCGATATCACGTTAAATATGTAAAATGCTTTAGCCCACTACCAGCCTAGCGGGCAACATGCGAGCGTAGTTCAACGGTAGAACAGTACTCCTTTGAGTTGCTAACTAACTACTTACAGATGCAGGTCCGACTCCTACCGCTCGCGTTGCAACGAAAAAGCACATCCGCTCCCGCCAAGAAGATGGATGTGCTTAACTTGAATAAATACTAACAAGGCTGTTGCACCCTTTTGCCCTTCTAGTATATCACAAGGAGAAATTTATTATGGCACAAATTAAACGTGTGAAAAAAGGTTACCTAGTAAGAATTTCGTATAGAGATCATGCAGGAAACTACCTAAGTAAACGAAAAACCTTCACCCGTAAACGAGACGCAGAGGAATTTGCTAACTCATTCGAAGTTAGTAAATTTTCTGGTGAACTAGAAAAGAAGCCATCTATCGAGTTCTCTAAGTACTTCTATTCGTGGTATGAGACGTACCGCAAACCTAATCTTGCTTATATCACGACTCGTAGATATGAATTAGTCCATACTGAAATAGAAAATTACTTTGCTCATGCACGTATTGCAGATATTACTCGTAAGGATTACCAAAAATTCATTAACCAATATGGCAAAAATCATGCGAAAGATTCAGTTAAGAAACTGCACAATCTAATTAAAGCTTGTGTTGGCAATGCTGTTTTTGAAAAAGATGTTGAAACTGACTTCACTTATAACGTAATTATCACTTATGACAAAAATCGTAGTCTTAAAATTGATTACCTAAGTCTAGCTGAGATTAAGCAACTAACAGCTTATGTACAGAATCACCTCAATCCTCGTTACACGTCACAATACATGATCATGACTGCCATCTTTACCGGGGCACGATTAGGAGAAATCATGGCACTAACTTGGAAAGACATTAATTTCACGTTCAATACTATCTCAATAAATAAATCATGGAACTATGTTGAAGGTGGTGGATTCAAGCCAACTAAAACCGAAAGCTCAAATAGAACCATCCGTGTTAACAAACAATTTTTAGATAGTCTGAAAGCACTTAAGGTAAATAACCGAGAAATGGTATTTGAGAACGTTGCCCATGACATTCCAACCTCTAACGGCGTTAATAAAGTTCTGCGCTCTGACTTAAAAGCATTGGACATCACACGAAAAGGATTCCACTTTCATAGTCTGCGGCACTCTCACGTTGCGTTCCTGCTCTCTCAGAACATTGACCTATACATTATATCGAAACGTCTTGGTCATTCTGATATTGGCACCACGTCCCGGATATACGCATACCTAATTGATGAGTATAAAGCACGCTCGGATGAAAAAATTTCCGGCTCTTTAGACAAACTTTTTAATAGCCCACAGACTGAAAACGAAGCAAAATCAAGTATTCATTTTTGA